ACTGGAATACACTACTCAAAAATTTTATCATACATTACTCGTTTGGTTCTTTTTCTTTATTCGGGTCAAGCAATAGGTACTTAACCGCGTTTTTGCCGCCCGCTTTCAAGGCTATCAAAGTCATAAATGCCTCGTGTTGCAAAGGCGGTTTGGTTTGACACCCTTTGGACCAGGCGTAATCTTTCGCGGCTTGGTTTGCACTGCATTTGTGGATGTTTATAGAAGAAGGCAGCGACTCGATGCGAACTTTTCCGTCCTTTCCTATCCTTTTAACTTTCACGGGCGCGGCTTGTACTAATGCAGACTGTACTTTTTTGTGAAGCCCTATTTTGTAGTCATACAAACCCGGGACAAGTTCCGCCGTACCAAGACCTTCTTTATTATTTGGATTATAGAAGGATGGGACGGTATTGTGATTGAATGGCTCATATCTCAACTCGCCCTTTTCCTGCCATAAAACCCAACACGCACACGCACACGCATTGTTTTTGGGTAGCTTTGAATAGTAGTGACGATATGCCACTACCCACACGTTTGCGGCCGTGAAATCTAATTCGTAGCCTGCTTTTTTGATATACTCTAAAACTTCACTTAGAGTTGCCTTTGGCTTTTCGGGCGGTAATCTTTGTGGTGCCATTGATTAGTTATTTAGACAGCAACAAATGACAATCTGCCATTTTACTGTGTCGGTTGTTGTAAGATAAGGTACGCCCGCAATCGTTACGACCGTGAATGACGCGCCAAAAGTTGTGTTTATGTAATCCGCCGCATCCTGTGCTGTGGGGAAAAAAAGTGGTACACTTGACAGTATCGTTTCGCCTTTTACTATTTTCTTTATTTCTGGTGCCGCTCCGTTCGCGCACAAAAACAGAAACTCGCTGGTAAAATTTGGTGGCACAACTGTTGGTGGCACATATTCAAACGGTGGTGGCTGGCAAACATCGTCACAGCACCCGTCCGCGCTGTCTGCAAAATAGATACCCAATAGCTGCTCGCCACTTTTGGGTTTTTCACAGCAGGTTTCAGTACCGATATTTTTTATAAATTTCGGATAGCGCGCTTTATTCTTGACCAAGAAATCTTCGCACGCTTTTTTGTATTCAGTTACGTTTGCTCCAATACGAGCCTCCAATAGTTTATATTCTTGGATTTCTGCATTTCGTGTACTATTCCCTTCCGCAACCGTCACGCCATTAGTACCAACTTGGTATTGCACAAATGGAAGGGCTTCCATTATTACACTGTTTGCTATTGTTTGGCGCAAAAAGTACCACCAAAAAGCCATATTGTCAGCAGTAAGCGTATTGGTACTCTTTTGGGTGAGTAGCTCATAATAGTACTCATCACCAAGAAACTCAATAATGTGCTTTCTTTCCGCCAAAAAAATCGAGTCTTGAATAGATTTCAAGTCGATTGTTTGTCTTGTTGGCGCGGACTCTTTAACTTCGGACGGACTAATTATTGTTAGTAGCTGCATTTGTTTTGGGTTGTATTAGCTTGTCACCATCAGAAATTGGAGTGTATCCTAATTCTGCACGTTGTTCGTTAATTGTAAGTACTTCGGACGGTTTAATCAAAGAACGGAACGAAATAGGTGCGTTGTTGCTAAATTCTATTTTTGCATCGATGCTATTCAATTCAAGGAACTTATTTAGTACAGGCAAGAAAAGGTTTTGCGCAGGCACTATAATTTTAGTCATCGCCATTTCTAATTCTGCTAAAATTTCAGACGAATTCGAAAGTTTACCCGGGAGGTTCACCCCCACGATGGATGGCGTTAGCCCGTGTGCAATAATAATGCGGGCGCAAAGTGCGTCTGAAAGCGGAATATTATCAGAAAGTGGCGGCTTTGGAATGTTTTTGATGTCTAAAAGCGACTCGGCATTATTTACGAATTGCACAATAATTTGGCTTTTGTCGCTGCCTTTGTATTTTCGTGACCACCTTTTGGTAATATATTCTTGTACTGTTTTTCTGTCCTCTTGGCTGTTTTGATTTACACCCTGAATTAGGGTATTTGGCATTAAACCGTTTTCAATTTCCTCTAATTCCATATCCGCCATAGCAATTTCCGTAGCTATGTTTTTAGCAGCAGGCAGCCACATAGGATAAGGATAGTAGTTATTCCCTATGGTATAGTTACTAATAACTACCACTGTTGACGCATTTTTAGCCTCCGCTTCGTCCAGTATTATACTGCCATTAGACCCCAGCCAAAACGGAAATTTCCCGTGTAATTCGTGCGTATCCTTATTGTATTCTGAACGCACTTTCCAGTTTTCCGAATACCCCACATAGTAAGAAATTCCGTTCTTTTTCCGTGAAATACGGCATTTGGAAGCGTCTAAATGTGACATAAAAAACCGCGTTGTATTGCCAACTGTAACTTTTTGAATTTTGACATAAGCAATACCCGCCGCGAAATAATCAGTGGCAGCTCGTTCTATCACCTGTAAGCCCGTCGAACTAAAATTAGCGGCATCGAAAATCGATGCCGCTTTTTTTGTTTCGCTATCCGTTCCAATAAAATTCACGCCGTCACCCATAAAGAAACCCCTCTTATCATTCACGCACCGACCGTGCGTAGTGGACAAAGCTAATAGGGTGGCGCAGGATTTTACAAAATCGTCGTTGCCTGCAAAGTGCGCCGCAAACTCAATTTTTTCGCCGTTTTCTTGCCCAAAATACAATTCAAGGCAGTCGATGCCGCGTGACGATGGTAGTGTATCGTCGTTTATTTTTATTGGTAAGTATAGCATACTATTTGCCTTTTGGCGGTGTTGGTGGTGGCGTTACTGTTTCCGTACTTTCCACTGTTGGTACTGCCGTTGTTTGTACTATCGGAGTTGTCACTACTGTTTCTGCCGCGATTTTTAACTCTACTTTTGGAGTCTCAACAAAACAGTCGGGGCAAAATTCAGTTAAGAATTTCAATTCCTCTTCCGTTGGGCTTTCTGTGATTTTCATAGACCCTGTATTGGAGACTACTTCACTCCCAATAAAACTTAACTTGATTAGATTTTTCATTTTTTCAACTGCTTTTATGGTAAAATGATTGGAGTAGTAATCGCAAACTCATTCGGCAGCTTTTGAGATACGCCTGAAATCTCGAACATATACTTCCAAACGTGGTCTGGATTCTCGGGGTCTTCCCCAATTTCGAAATTATTGCCTGTTAAATAAACTGTCGCTGGATTGTGGTACACGGACGGTACTGCTGTTGTATTATTATAGATTAGAGATGTGCCGCTAACCGTTCTAATTACCATCGTTAGGGGGTGGCAACAATTGTTCAGTTCGTCCCAAAAAATAGACGCAGGAATCGACCACTCGTAAAATTCGCCCGTTAATTTGTAGGGGCGAACGCCCGCCTTTTTTGATTTATTGGTTTTGAGTTCTGAAACCAATTTGGTAGTATTTACCGTTGGTGTAAATTGGCGGAAACCCTGACCCGCCGAAAAGGTCATTGCTGTGACTTGACCCTCCGTTGTTGGTGCGACCGAATAAGTATACGCCGTAATATCGTTGCTATTTGCAAGTAATATTTCAGTAATGCCCCCTAATTTGGATAAAATAGGGCATCTACTCAATAAGTTTTGCGTGATGCAAAGTGCCATCTGATTAGAATTTTAAGCTGTGATTTAATAAGCAACAATAATCGCGTCCGTTTGTGCGATTTGAACATCCATCCAAAATTCTTGATACCAAACAAGTTTCCCCTGTGCAGGGGTGTCGTTGGTGCCTGTGCGCAAACTAAAAGTCACTGGCAATCCTTTCCATTGTAGATTTCCTGGAATGGTAAGAATTGCATAATGGTTATTCGCCCCCGCTCCTGCGTAAATGTTTGGGTCTGTAAAGCCTTGTTCCCATTCGGAAACTTCAATAACTTTGATGCAATCCAAAAGCAATTCCCCATATTCTCCAATAGTACAATCAAAAGATATATTAGCAGGGCGCGTGATAGCCGGAAGGCTTGCTGTTGCTTTTAAATTCTCATACACGCTTGGCGTAACCAAGAAGGCTGGCATCGAACCTTGTTTTTTGCTTTTGTACTTTTTGGGTAACGCGGCAAGCATATTAGACAGCACCGTGTAAGCATCCCCTGCATTTAGCGGCGAACCGCTATTGAGAATTAACGACTCGATATTGTTCAACGCAACCTCTTGTTTGATTTTCTCAAAATACCCATCTATGTTACCCAGTGGGGTATTGGTGTGGTTTTTTTTCGAGAACCAAGCCTGCAAAAAGATTCCTCTTTCTGCACTGTTCTCGATGTTACGGCGGATAAAGTCAAACTCCGACAATTTAGATGCAGGCGTGTATTTTGCGCAAAGCGTTTTGACACAAAACGGAACTTGCCCATCAAATTTTCGCGGATTTAGTTCCCGTGTCGAGTTATTGACGACAATATCCAACTCGTTTACCGAGCATTCGTTGCTTGGTAAAGCCATAAACGTACCTACGTCTAAGGTGGTGGTAGTTCCGTTTGTATTCCCAATTTGTCGCCCAATGAAACCCTCTGGAATTTCATTTTGGACAAATGCCTTACCAATCAATGTAAGGCTTTGTGTGGTTGTGAGGGTAACAGACCCCGTTGATGCTGTTAAAGGCATAGAAAATATTTTTTATATAGCGGCGGAAATTAACCCGCCGCTATTTGTTTGTTTATAAATAAATATACCACTGGCAGTACTGTTTGTGGTACTCATTACTACCATCGCCTCTGCCAAGTTTCAGGCTATCACCGCTTGCCACCGCTAAGGTTGCAGGGCTTGTAAATGGTGTGTTGCCCGTGCCGTTCAAGTCGTAACCATCCACATAAGGAGGTGTCAACCAATTTGCGCCAACCACATTTAGGTCCATTGTTACGCCAAGTTGCCCCGCTGCTACCATTGCAAACGTCGGTTTTTGCCCTGTAAAGCTACCGTTCTCTGTATTGAAATGCGCTACACAAACTACCGTTGCAGTATTCGTGCCGTCCGAAACATCGAGTGAATATTCGATATTCCCTGTATAGTTTGAAACCGAAAAGTCCATCGTGTCATTTGGTACATTGGTAGTTGTAATCGACCCGCTACCATTCGAAAACTGCGGATTTGACAATACCAATGCTCCAAAAGTACTATACCCTGCTGCGAAAATAACAGCTCTTTTTGTGTTCGGGTCGTAACTGATACGCCCGCCTAATACAGCAAACGGAATGTTAGGCACGACTTCCTGCGGACACGCATCCTCAATTTTATTGAGCGTAGCAGCACCAAGCCCCAATAAATCAGAATAGACAAAATCGGTATCGACTTCGACTCCCCCGCTTATTGCGTTGTAGTAAAAACGGTCTGCAAAAGCCCCGTTAATTAGTGCCGTATTTAGCAATACTACCAACTCGTTGTTGGTATTTGCCGTTCCTGACACTGATAATACGTTCCCGTCTACCGTAATTGAGGTAGGCGAGGCGGGGAATTGCACCCCCGCGATTTGATAGCGATAGCACGGCTGTGGGCAGTCGCACGGACGCTCAATTTTTTTTAGTTTTAGCCCCATCTTTTAGCCCTTTAATTTTTCGTGAATAAATGCCGCAAGTGCAGCCTCCCCGCTTGGTAGCTCACCACTCGGATTGGTGTCCTTTTCGGTGTCAATGCTTTGTCCTGAAATAAAGCCCGCGATTTTGCCGTTTGCCTCATTTAGCTTTGCCGTCAATTCTGCTTTTGTGGCGGTCAGTTCCTGCTTTGCAGCATCCAAAGCAGCTGCCGTACTTTGCAGTTCATTTTTTGCCGTCTGCAAGTCCGCTTTTGTTGTTTCTAATTCCGCCAGTGCAGCAGAATATTTAGCAGATGTGGCTTCCAATTCTGCAAGCTCATTTTCTGCTTTTTGCGCTGTTTCGGCGGTTATGTTTTCCCCGCCAAAAAAGGCTTTAATTTTTTCGAATGCCATACCTTCTTTTGATTTATTTTCTTTTTGATAAAATCCATCTACTAACCCTAATTTTATCGCATCACCCGCAAGGAATATTTTTCCAGTTAACGCCTCCTTTGAAATTTCGGGTCTTTGCGCTGTTATTTGTTCTACAAAAACGTTTCTTATTTCCGTCAAATGCTTTTGCAGTTTTGGATAGTTGCCTTTACTGTCAGGCTCCAATTCTGCGTTTTTGTCCTCACTGCCTATCGCTAAAACATTCGTCACCTTAATGCCTGCCGCCTCTAATTGTTTGGAATAGTCTACAATAGTAGAGACAACCCCAATACTACCGAAAATGGACGTTTCGCCCACTGTATAGATGTGGTCGCAGGCAGAAGCCGCCCAATAAGCAGCAGAACAACAATATCCATCTACTATTGCATCAATAGGTTTTTTAGTGCCTAAGATTGCATTGTATAGCGTTTCCGTCCCATTAACCATTCCTCCGCCACTATCAAAAAGTACTTGAATGCTATTTACGTCTGTATTTGCGTCCGCCTCTTTAATCCAATTTGCAATAGTTGCCGTTCCGTAGCTGCACCAGCCGTCACTTTTTAGCATCGTTCCTGTGATGCTAATTTGCGCCACACCGTCCCCTGTTATTTTTGCATCGCCGTACTGTACGGCTTCTTCAAAAGAGCAGCCAGCCCGTTCTAAAAACTTGCGGTTTTCTGAAAAGGTGGTGGTGGTTTTGCCGCTAATTATTGTGGTATACGCCTGTATAAGTCCGTGTACTTTTGTGTCCTCAATAGCCCACACCTCATTTAGTAGTCCAGTTATTCGCTCCATAGTGCAAAAATACAATGTTTTTATAGCATAAAAACGGTGGATATTCGCCGAAAATTCACAAAAACGCAATAAATCACTAACTTTTTTATCAAATTAGCAATAAATTGTCGTAATTTTGCGATAAAATATAAGTATTGCAACTATCATTGTTTAGTATTAAGTCGCTCAATGGCGAACTTGACGACATAGAGATACCAACGCCACAACCAACAAAAGAACTATTAAGCGCACCAAAAGCTATATATAAAAACAAAGATATAAAGGGTTTTTGTGAGTGGCTGATAGAACAAAGAACTTTTGATGTGGTACAGCTCGCAAAGAATGGAAACGCGCCGTTTTTTGCAACCGCAAAGGCGCGCGCGTTGGTGTCGGAGCTACACAAGGGCTTAACTACTACATTGGATAAGATTATTGAACAGAAAGACCCGCCCGTTAATAACTATGACGGGCTTAGTGACGAACAGGCGCAGGAAGCGGCGAAAATATTTGGTAGGGAATTATGATGGAGGCAAAGCAGGGCGACACAAAATTAGAAATTATACCTTGTCCAGAATTAGAGGCTGCACTTTGCCGTAAATCGCTTTACTTCTTTTTCCAAGCATTTATTGGAGAGGTAATAAAAGAGGATATTGTGCTGAACTGGCACATTAAGTTCCTTTGCGAGTATATGCAGGAACTTGTTTTGAACACGGCAAACGGGCAACCAACGAAGGCGGATTTTGATATTGTTTGCATTCCGCCCGGGACAACTAAGTCGTCTATTATCAGCGTAATTTTGCCAGCTTGGATTTGGATAGTTGCGCCACATTTTAGACTTATCACAGCAAGCCACACACTTTCATTAGCGCGTGAATTTGCAGATAAATCTAAGCAAATAATAAATTCTGACAAGTTTAGGCAGATGTTTGACGTTCGAATTCGAGCGGATAAGTCAGCCAAAACTAATTACGGAAACCAATATGGCGGCAGTAGATTGTCGGTTGGAACTGGCACGGCAATAACAGGCTATCACGCACACTTTATAATAGTAGATGACCCCGAAACGAATAATAAAATCCATTCCGCCCCTTATCGTGAAATGGCAGATAAATATACCACTGGCGTTTTACCGTCTCGAAAAGTAGATAAAAAAACCGTCCCGTTAGTATTAGTAATGCAGCGACTACACAATGACGATTGCGTTGGATTTATCCTAAAAAACAAGCCTAATGCAAGAAAAAGCCTAACAATTTTGCCAGCAGAAATTAGCGAAAAAATCCGTCCCGTTCCCGAAAAGTTAGCGGAAAAATACCAAGACGGCTTTTTAGACAGTAATAGATTAGGGAAAGATGTTCTTTTGACGCAACAAGACACCTTTACGCCAACGGACTACAACGCACAGTTTTTGCAACTGACGACCAATGACGAAACGTCACTGATTAGAAGGGGCTGGTTTGATATTGTGGATACCTACGAACGGACAAAAATAAACTTTGTGGCAGATACAGCGTACACGGATAAGACCACCAATGACCCGTCTGCAATAGCAGCGTATTGTGTGCAAAGTAATGGTGACGTGGTTATCTTAGATGTACTGTATGGTCATTGGGAGTTTCCACAGCTTATTGCCGCGTTTTCTACATTCATAAATAGGCATAACCCGAATGGAATTGTAGAGATAGAACCAAAAGCGAGCGGCAAAAGTGCCGTTCAGTCGCTTAAAATGCAGCTGCCAAACGTAAAAGAGTCAGAAATTCCAGTCGATTCGAAACTTTCAAGACTTTCAGCCGCATCTCCAACAGTTTTTGCAAGACGGTTCAAATTATTGCGCGGCAGTTGGAATGAGCATTTTATTACTGAAATCTCAACGTTCCCGTTAGCCAAAAACGATGAAAGCGTCGACCTTTTGACTATGATAAATCAAAATGTATTCATTAAGAAAAAAGGAATGTTATTGTTATGAAAAAAATAATAGTCATAGTTAGTTCGTGGCTAAATGCGAACAAAAATAGGTATTCTGATTTAACCCTCAAAAGGAAGGCTATTTGCGATAAATGCCCATATATGAAAAAGAGTAGTATTATTCTATTCTTTGAGGTGATTTTCAGGATACAAGAACCGCAAGGGTATAAATGTGGCAAATGTGGTTGCGGCATCTTGACGAAACTATCTAATGAATTGATGGAATGCCCAATCGAGAAATGGTAATCTAAAAATAAAACTATATTATGTCAAAAAATCAAATTCAAAACGCAGCCCAAGAGGTGCAAGAACTGCAAAAGAAATTGGACGAAACCGTTCAGGAATGCGCCGCAAAAATAGCGGAAAATAAAAAGCTATTAGCGGAAAACCAAGCATTGCAAGAAGAACGAAACGGTATTGGTAGGAGTTTTCGAGCTATTGTGCAATATGCCGTATCGGTTGCTAATGCTTACGAAAAAACAACACTTTTGTACGCTTCAATAGTTAGTACATTACAGACTATGCCACTACGAAAAGAAGGCGAAAAGCCATCGAACGGTATAGGGGAAAAACGGACTGAAATATCCGTTTTTGGCGACACTATCCAAAAAATTGAAATTCGGTAATGGTACGCATCGCGTTAGGGCGAAAAACTATTGAGTTGGTTAGCTCCCCTACTGAAATACCCTTTTCGTTGTGGCTTGATTATAATTTGGAGGTAGCTCCTAAATTACCTAAGTGCTTATCTGATTTGGCGGATGAGCAAAGGCAAATAGTGAGCGGGACGAAAAAAGAAGGGAATATTGACCTGCTTAATGCTTTTAATGAGTGTCAAAAAGCAAGCGCGAAAATAGAATTGGCGGATTTTTATTTATCAGAAATTGAATGTCTAAACCCGTTCGTCCCATTAAAGCAACTAAAAAATCTATCTTTTGGAGAAATTGAATTTTTGCGGAATAGGCTGTTTGTGGAGATAAACAGCTATAAGTTTGCAGGACTCGATTCTATTCTTGAAATTGGAGGCGAAACTTATGTGCTGCCAAATGGGCTGCCACTGCCTTTCAGTGGCGCTCCAATTCAGCAGTACATCGACGCAATGAAACTGATTGATTTCTACGAGAAGTTGACAGAAAAAGGTAGTGAGGACAATTTTTTGGGGCTGCCAGTTATTAAGGATATATCTAAACTACTTCCGCTCGCCGCTACTGTCTGGACCAAACAAGGTACAGAATACGAAAGCTCAAACAATATTCTGACTGAAAAAGTAGAGCTATTTAAAGATGCGCCACTTTCCAAAATATTAGACGCGGTGTTTTTTTTTATCAACTGCTCGACGCAATATCGGGTGCTTACCCGAATTGTAACGGAAGCGGCAGTTTAGACCCCAAAATGAAAGCGGCTGGGTACGGCAAATTAAATGAAACCTACCGTTACGACCTACTTTTGAAACAAATTATTGAGTACGGCGCGTGGAACGGATTAGGCAGCACGCCGCGAAAATCGGCAGAAATGGCACCAATTCACGAGGTTTTCCAATGGCTGGATATGGAAAATGCGGAACGAACTGTCGAGCGCAATTATCTCGAGGCAAAATAGCAAAATATGAAACAGTGGCTTAATAAATTATTTATCTCGATGGTAGATGCAGACAAGTATCTACAAGACTACCATAGTGGTTTCGGTCTGGATATAATTCCAGACGGCAAAAATTACCCGTTGCTTAGGTGGTCGCTCGATGCGCAAGGTATTTACTACGAAGGTAAGCCACAATTGCGCGTATATTACCCTATGGTATTTGACTTTATGACTACCAACAGGTATAAAAACGACGGCACAAGTGACGCAGACCACACTATTATTCAATACGACGATGAGTTGCATCGTATAGCGGATGGATTTTGGCAGACATTAAAAGCAGTTGCAAAAGATCCCGACGTTCCATATACTTTATTTATTGGAGACCCAAAAATCGAGTTTATGTCAGGACAGATGGCAGAAGATTTGGTAGTTTGCAGAATGTCGCTAACCGTTAGCACACCACATCAAAGCTGCTTTAAACAGTGCTGTCAAATGCCGTGCATCCCACAAGCTATTCAGGCAGACCCTAACAATTTGCTGCTAAATTCTCAACTTAAATCATAATGTTAAGACGTGGTTTAGAGTTGATAGGTCGGCTCCTTTCTGAAAAATTAAAGGCGGAACTTTTGGCGCAAGGACACCGAGCGTCGGGAAAGCTAATCGACTCAATTAAGGCGGATATAGCTGTTTCGGGGAATGAAGCTGTAATTTCAATTAGTTACGAAGATTACGGAAAATTCCTAAACAATGGCAGACGAGCGGGCGCAAAAAGAGTGCCTATTGATGCGATTTTGCGTTGGTTAGCAGTACGGAATATTGGAGCGGCAATAGAACGCAAACGAATTGCTTTTGCCATACAGCGCAAAATATTTGAACAAGGCAGCCCCACTCGAAATTCGTTCGCCTTCTCCCAAAACGGACGGCGCAAACTCTTTAATGAGCAGGTAGTGGCAGACAATTTCAATACGATAAATGAAATATTAGAGCGGCTTTTAATAGAAGAATTTGAAATTCAGCTCAATGCAATAAACTAAAATAATGGCTATAATAACAGAGCAGCCGGCAGTAGGTACAGGGTTTACCTACTCGCGCCAACCAATTGCGTACAGGGTCACGGCATCAGGAACTTATCCCGTTGGCGCGTTGTTTTACGGCATTTTCGCCCGCGTGAGCTTTTCACTTGGTGGGTCTGCCTCCTTTTCAGTTCTTTCAGAAACGGTTGATTTCAATACAAATGCTGTATTTGATATTCACGAAATTGTTTGCGACGGATTCGAGCGACCGTCTCCAATACAGACTATAAGCGACAATCCGTTGCCCCCTTTGAATTTGCCATATACAACCCTAAACAGACATTGGTATAATTGGGCAGAAATTAAGGTTGAATTTTACGAAAAATATAGCCTTAATGGTATCGTTCAGATGGTAGAAGTTGGCAATATACTATCCAATACCTTAGCAGTTGTTAATGGTGGCATAAATCATAGAATGGTACAGCCTTATGGCGGATTGCGATTTTTGACCGTGAAACCATTTTATTCTGAAATGCCTATCAAGCCATCGAGCGAAAATCTATATTTTTGGTCACACGATTCGAGTGATAAGACGCTCACCATTCGGACTCGAGACGAAACAGGGTCTTTCTCTACTATCCAAACGGCAAATTTTACGGGTTTAAGTCGAGGTGTGTATTCTCTAAATGTGGGAACAGCAAACAATATCACAATACCAAGTGGAACGACAAGTTACGAGGTGTTATTGTCATACACTGGCGGGGCTGCCATAGGAGCGACCAATTACAACCTAACTTGCGTTGACGGGGTCAGGCTGCATTGGCTAAATCAGTTTGGCGGATTTGATTCTTGGACGTTTCCAGTTTCCGCCGCATCACAGAAAAGTACGGCAACCAATTTCACGCGCTACCAAACAATACCAAATCCAAATACCCCACCTAATTTCATTTATTCGGGTGGCGGCACGGCAACTTTAAACGTAACGTCCGTGTATAGGCAAGAACTAAATAATGGCGAAACGAACGACACTAACAACCAATGGTTGCGGGGCGTTGCAAGTATCGATATCTATGAAGAAGTGCTTGTTAGTGGCAGCCCGCAATACATAAAAGTCTTCTTTGAGGAAGCGGATATTGCGGTTTCACTATTCCCGCTCGAGAGCGTCAAAGCCCCCGAATTTAAGTTTATTATTTCAGACGCAAATATTGTAAACAACCAAAGATGGTAGAGGTAACAATAAATGGCGAAACAATGGATATTGCCCAAACGTCACCGTTAGCCATTAGTAAATCAATCGACGACGCACGAAGTCTCGAATATAGACGGGGCGACTTTGTAGAAAAAATCGTACTGCCTGCCACGGCTAAAAACAACTTAGTTTTGACGCGGTTTAGCTTACCTACGAACAACAATATACCAACAAAGCAGGATATAACCATCAAAGACGGCGGGTATGTTATTTTCAAAGGAGAAGCATATCCAACAGGTGGTAAATTTAAGTTATTCCCACAAACGACACAAATCGAGGCGATTGGAGGGAATAGTTTGTGGGCTGACTTACTCAAAAAGCCACTTAACCAAATTGCAGCAGTTGAGAACATCGACTATACTTGGGCAGCAGTACAGACAGTGAACGGACTATTCCCTTCTGGTGGCGCACAGTCTCACTGTTTTCCGCTCATTCATTACGGAGCTTTTGGTTCGCCAGAAGTAGAGTTAAGAGATTTGCGCCCAGCCGTGAGTGCTTTGTGGCTACTACGAACTATTTTTGCGGAGGCTGGCTATTCAATAGGTGGTCAATTTATAAATAGCGCGTTCTTTTCAAAACTTATAATTCCGTTTGGGGTTGGTGAGTGGAACGACCAATCGCAGGAGTTTGTGAATTACGTTTTGGCGGAAACGAACGGCACTCAAATAATCAATACGCCACTTGCTTTGCCAAACCTATACAACGCTGTCGTAGATTTTCAAAACGAAATCCAAGACCCCGACGGTGTGTTTCTGACAAACACATTCACTTGCACAGTTGCAGGGGTTTATGACGTACAGGTTAGGGTTATATTGCAGGCTGATTTATTCTTTTCATACCAAGCAGAATTGGAGTTATATAAAAACGGATTGTCTTACACATCAGACCCACACCCAGTACAGCCCGACCAAATACTTACAATGCAGGTTGCAGTGCCTATCACAATGGCAGTTGGCGATACTTTATTTGCAAAGATTATCAATTTAGGGACGGACGGAAACGGAATTACTCACAATAACTATTTTACAATATTAGACACTTCTTTTTTCGAAGTCAAAAGACGCACCTTAGTACTACCAAACGACACAGGAATACCAATACAGTCTATTTTATGGGGCGATAAAACGCAGCTTGATTTTGTGAAAGGGCTTGTCAATCTCTTTAATTTTCAAGCGGCAACGGATGATATAAACAAAATAGTGGTGTTTGAGCCATCTTTTGACAATTCTATTGCGGCACAAAACAATACAGGATTTTACAGACCACCACAGCTTGCGAGTGATGACTATACAGATAGAGTAGACCTAAGCATAGATGCCGATTTATCCGTAAATAGACCGCAACAACAGTTTATTTCTTTGTGCTATAATTCAGACGGGAATGATGCGGAAGTGAGCGATGCGGAAAAGAAGGTGCAAGAAAAAGCAAATATAGCAGCATCCAATACCACAAAATACATCAAACCGCAACTTGCACAGGCTTATTTTGACACAGGGAATAATTCGGAGGCAACGGAAACGAATATTAAGGAGCTAAGAAACCCGTTCTTTGCAGCAACAATGCACATTAACACGAAAGAAATTGGAATAAGTGGGGGTTCAATTTATATGCCGATGATTTGGAACTCGACGGGAAGTATTGCGTTTCAGCCGCCAGCCGAGTACAAAAGCGAACCGCGTTTGTTGTATTGGGACACTGCACAGCCACAAGCTCCAAAATTAGAAGCGGTTGCTCCTGCTATGTTTTTCCCAAAAGTATACGCAGTGGATTATGCCCCACAAAGCGGCATAAACCCGTTGAATTGCCCTAATCTATATTTCAGTGACGAAGTGACGGGGGCGGTACTAAACAAAGGCTTATTGTCTAAGTTTTGGCTACCAAGTATCGTTCAAATAAGCAACGGTTTATTTCTAAAAGCAAACTTAAAACTAAGCCGAGCGCAAATAAACAATTATTTAATTTGGCGTAACACCAAAAGGATACTAAATGAATCGTATATTTTGAAAGTTATTGACGGATACAAAGCAGGGCAAGACGAAAGCACAGCTTGTGAGCTATTGAAATACAAACTACCAACTATTCAAGATAACGACAATACGCACCCGTTTTATATTGGAACGGCAACAACTGAATTTGTAGTGAATGGATTGAAAAAATAACAAAAACCCCTACCTTGCTTTTGCAATGGTAGGGGTTTTGTTTGGTATGGTTAAATTACTGTTTCGCCCTCATTAACCCCGCCATATTTTGGCGTTTCGTCGTTGGTTTGCAGTGTTAATTCAGTTTTGTCTTCTTTGCTGTCACACGCCTTATCTATTGCTTTTGCTGCCTTAATAGCCACAGCTAAATATTGCCCAAGCTCGCCCGTGAAAAGCACTTCGTTAATACGAAAATTAGGATTTGCCGCCATTCCTGCAAAAATCATAGCAGCTCTATTTTTTACCCCTCCGTTGTTTGTGGTCAAGACTTGACCGTTTGTTTCTTTTTGCATTCTTGAATTGATTTTTTTGTTTAAAAATCGCCCCCTACTTTCTTTTCGGGAGCGTTGGTTTGTTTATGTATTTACAGTTTTAACCCGTGTTTCTTCCAAATTTGTATTTTATCTATAAATTTGTGGTCATTTAATAAAATAAATAATTTGGCAACAGCTATTGGTAATCCTCTTTGGCATTTTACGCTAATACAAACGCCATCTATTACCAATGGGTTGCGCCCGTCTTTGCCGACAAATTTTAATTCATATTGCCCTCCATTCAAAGACATTTCGAAAACATAATCACAATTTTCGTGAGTTATTTTGTGAGGCATAATCTCCAATAGCTCTTCAAAAGTAGGCGCAGGAGTAGAATTGTCAGGCACTTCCAATCTTTCGAATCTATGAAATATTTCTATTTCATTGTACATTCCGCCGTTAAAATGATAAAAATAAGAAGGGAAGCTGGGATAAATAACACCCATTTCTTGCAGTATTCTTGAATATCTATAATTAAGGTATATCATATTTTTTTTGTTTTAACTATTTCCCCCTACTGCCTACCAAGCCGCTTCGGGTTTTGCTGTAAAATTTTAAATAATTATTGCACGAAATTGTAACCGTGCTGTTTCGCCTTTTCGACAATATCAGCGTTATGTGCCATTAAGCAGACACTAACTCATCAGCTTCTACTTCTTCGCTTATCCTTTTTAACAATTCTTCTATCCAATTATCGTCAACAGGTTTAAATCTTTCAGTTCTTCTTAATGCCTTTATTTCTGATATATAGTAGCAATCATTCCCCCAACTTGATTTAGCCACATATTCAGCATTATATATTTGACCTTCAATTAAGTCATCACACAAAGCAGGTATTCCGTCTGGGTCGTTTATTGGTTTTGCGTTTATACAAACAACTTTCATCTTTCTAAATTTAACGGCACATAACAAGGGTTTTGCGTAATAGCCCTATTAAGTGTCGTGGTTAATTTTAAGTTTATACTAAGGGCTACTACGCAAAGCCCCAGACCGTTTATTTTATCCTTTGGGAGTCTACACATCATAGCTCCTAAGAATGTCGGTGTCACACGCATTAAGGTATAACAAAGTCCGTTTCTGGTAAAATCAACCCTATCTAATCTTGTGTCGACCTGTTTTAGCCATAGACAATTTTTGTCGTTTTTTGGCTCTTCAAAATAGAGTTTCATTTTATTTGATTTTGGTATGTGGGCTATATCTCTCCATTCTCTTTTAGTCTGCTAATCATACGTTCCTCCGTAATATAAGCAGGCTCTTCATCAATAGAGTATGGCGCATTTAAGCTCCTAATAAAGTCTGAAATCTTTTCAAGGTGCATATCCAACACCTCCATTGAAACGCAGCCAGGACTAATATTTGCGTATCCAAATTCATTTCTGTTAATATAGTTAACTACTTTTAATGCGTCATTATAGCTTAATAGCCGTATATAACGTATTGATTTATTGCTCATTTTCAGACTGTTTTTTGATTTAATAATCGGGACGGATTTATGCCGTCCCGATTGTTGTTAAGTTGTTACGCCATTCGTTCTATCAATTCTTTTTTTAGCTCCAAATAGCCTCGCACATCGTAAAAAAGCGTTTTTCTTATTGTGCCACCCTCTCCGTTATCAAAAACGTCTGCATCGTCAAAAACTGGTGCAAATTTTTTATATGTAGTCATAAAAAACTCTTCAATTTGCGCCGCTTTATATTCAGTATTTTCTAATTCTGTTTTAAGCCGCAAATTAGTAGTTCTAAGCTCACCTAATTCGTCTTGGAGTGTATCGTTGGTTGCTACCTGCATTTCAGTTTGTAGCGGCTGTAACGCCTCTCTCAACTCTTCATTGACACCTATTTCGTGCCTCAACTCATCAGATAGCACCTTACATTGTTTGGTAGCCAAAACCGCTATTCTGTTAGCAGTATCGAGCTTTTTGTTAAGCGACTCGATGCGGTGTTTTAGTGCCGCGATTTCTTGTTTGTAGCCATCTATGACTACGTTGTTTTGATGTTGCATTTTGCGATTGATTTTGATTATGAATTGATTTTTTGTTACTTAATAGTGTGCTGCATATCTAACTTAGTTTGCTCGAGTCTTGCATTAAGATGCTCCCTTTGTGCTTTCCAAAATTCCATATATCGCACTCGCTGGTCTCTCTCCAAATGAGGAGAAGAAAATATTAAACGCCCAATTCTTTTTTGTATAAATTCCCAAATTTCGCTGTATTTTTTAATAACATCAGCTTGCTGGCGGAACAATTCAAGAAAAACCGACTCGGCTTTTATAGCTACGGCTATCTCATCGACTATACATCCTTTTTCTCTAAGGAATAGTATAGCGTCTTGCAAAGCGTTAAAAGATTTTAGTCCTCTGTCGTATCTAAAAACGCGATATTTCCCCTCTTTTCTATTGGTATAAAGGTCTAATAAATAAAGGCTACTACCAGCCTCTTGAATAAAAATTGTTACTACCATTTTTGCGATTATTTTTTAAATGAACTGATTTTTTTACTTCCTCTCTTTTTGATACTGCAAAGATACGCCAAAGTAGCTAACCAACCAAATTTTTATCCAACTATTTTTCAACTTTTTTAAACCTTGTTTCAAAACCTCCAAAAAATAAACTAATTTGTTTCTGATTTGGAGGTCGTGAAACAAGGTGTTTGAAAAATAGTTGGTTAGTCTAAAATAATTGGTTTTGTGTCGTCGAAATCGTATCGATAAATTTCTCCAATATCTATACTTTTCTCTCTAATAAAGAGCTGCTTAAACCCGAATCTTTTATACCTGTCCCAGTAGGTCTTAATAAAAAGGTCGCGCTTTTCGTAAATTGATGGGCAAACAATAACTAAATTTTCATTTGCCGCGCCGCTTACATCCACGTCTGTATAATCCAATTCATTAAACTTTGCCACCCCCACAATAAGCGTGATAATCGAATGCTCTAAATCTTTCCTCATCAGCGGCATCTCACGGGCTTGTATCTCTTTGATTTTGGTCTGGAATTGTTCCGCCAATTCACGCTCATTCGGGTCGCTACTGTTTAGACCAATTAGGCAAATGCTCCAATATTCAGCAAATTTGCTGTATTCTAAGTCAGCACTTGAAAAGCCGCCACGGTACTTATCGGGCGCAAAGTCTTCTTCGATAGAAGGAAGCCGGTCTTGTATTTTTTGAAAATTTGTTTGCATTCTTTTATTATAGCTGTTTTAGTTAGTCGTCTTCAATATCGTCTTCCTGCGGGGTGCGCCAAATCCAGTCCTTGAATGTCTTGCCTATTTTTAGCGCATTTGGTGGTGGTGTGTCGGTTTTGACGTAACACGCAGTTTGACCAGCGTATAGCGGTGTCATACAATCGTAAAAATCAATGTCGCCATAAGCCACGCCTGTTTCAGACATAAATACATCAACCGCAAGCTGAAAACTTGCTATTGTTTGTCCTGCTTTTATGCCAGTTATTGGTGGTGCAATATAGAACAAAATTTCATCCGTAGAATAAAAAATTTGGTTCAATGAAAACATAACAAGCGGCTCCAATTCGGTAGGCTTAACCTCAATAGTAACATAAGAGCCTATGTGTGGCTTTTGCAGCTTAATATCCGTTATAATATTTTGGAGCGTGACGGCTGCGAGCGGGTCGTCTCCTATTTCCTCACCATTTATAAGCATTTGAACGTATCTCGACGGGACAATTACGTTTGCCATTCCCGTCCGTGCGTTCGTGCTTACAAATACAACGGGAATGCCTTTAAACTTCATCGGTCGCATCAGCAAATAAGTTTTGTTGGTGATTACTGATTTTCAATAGCCCAGGAAGTCGTTCCTGTATTTTATTGGATAATTCGGCACAAGCGTTGAAAATTTCAGTCATAAAGTAATTATGTGTATTTTCTATAACTTCGCCCGTTATCACATTGGAATAGACATCAAAAGGATATTCTGAAACGATTGGTATTTGTCCCTCTGTTGTAATGGCATTAACCTTTATCTTTACAAGGGCTTTGTTATCTCCACCTGGTATAATTTGGATACTAACAATCTCCTTTAATTCGGAGCTGCGAACTACAACCGTATAATACCTCCGAATAATATACACCAACGGCGAAATCCATTTTTTTGTAGTTTCGGCTGTTGGAAGTTGCGCCGTTGCTGTAATTCCATCCTCCGTTGATTGCGATATTTTTACGCCCTTTCCGAGCGTGATAGTTGTTTGTTTCATTCTATTGCTTGTTTTTTTGATTGTTTTTTAATTAAATAGAAATGTTAGTTCTTGTTTCAATTTTTGCACCTTTTTGAAGTATTGCAGCATCAAGTCCGCCGCAATTTCTACCAAAATCTCGTCTGTTTGGCTAATCCGTCCGTCCAAAATCCGTACTTCCATTTTTCGGAAAAACGCACCATCGACGCAACCCTTCTTTCTTTTCTTGTAACCATCACGCATATCTTGTTTGAAATGCGGCGGCAACCTGCCTTCTTTCTCGAGCCTGATGAATGCAAGCGCGATTTCTTTTTTTTCTTCTATTGTCATATAATCGTTATTTATTTTCATACCCTATCTTTTCGTTTATTTCTTGCACCGCTCCAATTACAGCAGTATAAAGTTCGTCGAAATCCTTATCAGGTGGAGCGATTTCGACGCAGTGCAGCCTTCTATCCTTGTCCTTTACAAAATCGGGGTGGTAGGATATAAACCAGCCTTTACTACCTTTTGCCTTTTCTATTGCTTCCTCAAATTCCATCTCGTAAAAATGGGAAAATACGGAAACCATTTGGCTAACCACCTGCCAATAATAATTTTTATTTACCTTTTTGAGGCTTTCAAAATCCTTAATTTCAGTTAGGTATTTAGCGTGAGTAGGTGCTGTTGGACACTTGGTTTCAGTACTTTGTTTTGTACCGTCACCAAAAAAAATAAACCCATCGGGAGTGACCACGAATTTTTCGCCTACTGTTATTGTGATTTGGTCTTTTGTGTGAAATCGTAAATCAAAACCAATTGATTTTATCAGCTCGCAACATTCCGCCTCTTTTTCTTTACCCTCGCGCATTGCTTGTGACTCGAAATTAGGTGACGGCTTACCAGTCATCCGTTCTGCAATTTTACCATAAAGGTAGGTACTTTTTGCGGTGGGTGTTCCCATTATTTCCCCTACTCCACTTCCTGTAATGTTTCCAATTCGGGCTGCGTGGAAGCTATCAATAGCCGCTTCCTTTTTTTTGGCATCCTCCAAGAACGCCAAAAATGCGGGGTCGTCTTGCTTTACAAAATTTGACATCATTCTATTTTTATAGGGGCTTACCAAGTCTTTTTAGTAAGCCCCAAATTAAAACTAAGATTTTTTGAACGTGAAAATTTTCGCCTTTTCACTAACTGCCGCCGTACAAGTAATTTTGTAAGCACAGCCATAGGTAGCTGTTCGAGCAAAATCCATTACAGCTATTTGCCCCGCCACAATTAACTGTGTGCCGTTATGGAACGTTGCAAGGTATTTCATTTCGCCCGTCTTTGTATTTGTGCGGGCTTGTACCCCAACAAATACACCTTGCAAGACATCGCCAGCTCTCGGATTCCAATAGATAGGGGTTTCGTCTATTAAATCCGCTTCGGGTTTAGACTTTAACGCCTCAATCTTTTCTTTGATTTCCGCTTTTTCTTGCTCCGAAAAATTAAACGGTTGCGGATTGTTTTTCTCAAAAGGAGTCATCTCGCCTTTTGTGTCGATAATTAAATCACTCATTTGTTAAATTTTTTGATAATTTATATAGGCAAAATCGCCTCGCACCACATTTAGGAATCGAACCCAAATTAAGACCATCGTAGTATATTTTTTTTAATTACAGGGGCGTAATCACTACGCCCCCGCTCTTTCCATTCAACATTTCGTTTTAACTAATAAATTCAAAGTAAATCCTCACAAAGGCTATTGTCGCAATGACCCAAATAAGGCAAAAAAACGTATTTTCATTTAGTAGGTCGCGCTTATTCATAAATACAACCTCCTAATATTTTACTATCTTTGTCCAATAATTCAAAACGCCCCGCCAAATCTTTGTCACCATCGCAAAACTTATCAATTTGGGGTTGTATTTCGCCGTATGTAAGTCCGTAGGCAGCGAACGGTAGAAGGAATTGTAAAAGTGTTATACCTTCGATTTTTGCCGCATCTAAGTCTATCGCTTCAATCGATTCGTGGTAGTCCCATTCTAAATCGTCTTTTACATACTCAAAAGCATCGTTGCCTTGTTGTAAGATTTGGGTACATTTTTCGCCACACTTTTTTCTTTCTGATAGAGTAGAAAAAACATCTATGGTTAGAACTGCAAGTGTTTCGCAAAGTGTTTGAGAATCGATTCTGTATTGCAGGAAGTTTTTAAGATTGAATTTTTCGTCTGCTATGGTAATATGAGTTATAGTTGTTGTGCCACTATGCCAAACTGCCATAGATGACATTTGTTTGATTTCTTTTCTTAATTCCAACGCTTTATCGAGCAGCGTTTTTACCGTTTCATTTACTTGCATAATATTTTTTTGATTTTGTGCCGCCCCGCTTTTACACGGGGCGACTTTGTGAATTAAATTAAATTATTGATTTTTGCACTTCTAAAATTTCCGAACTCATAAAAGCCTATACAATCTAAGTTTTTGCCGTGCCAAAAAATTTGCGCCGCGTCTGCAAATCTTAGTTCGCCATCTACTTTGTAGAACTCGAATTTGCCACTGCCTTTTACGATTAGCCAAGCGGCTTTTAGTGCTTTACGAAAATTAACCGTTGTTACCGTTTTGGCGATTTTCCACGCCATTCTAAATACTTTTTGTTTAATTGAAAACTCCATTTTCTTTGAATTTTATTGAATGATTTAATAACTGTCTCTTTTGATACTGCAAAGATACGGCGAAGTAGTGAGACTACCAAATTTTTAGCCAACTTTTTTCAATTTTTTTTCACTTTTTTTTCTTGTGGCTTGTAACTTGCTGTAAATCAGTGCGTTATGATTTTGATAGGTGCGAACTTTTTTTGCACCAAAATAACCCGCCAAATATTTTCGCGCCATTTAGTCAAAATAGCCTAACTTTGCATCAAATAGTTAAAATATGAAAAAGATACTTATTTTTGGAGGGTTATTCTTGGTGGGACTTTGCGGCTGCCATAAAGACAATATTTCACTCAAAAACGGAAACTATCAGACATACGAGTACAGTATGGTTGACGAAAACAGCGCGCCAGTAGCTAACGGCGAACTAAAACAACTACAAGCCAATACATTCGTATTAGATGCGGGCGTTTATACTGTGCTATACAAAATAAAAAACCACCCGAATTGGAGCAACCAAAAACGGGTGGTATTAAAACGTGCGACCTTAACAGTAGTTGCGCTCGATTAGCACTTATCGCGCCCTTGCGACAACCGCAATAGGGTCGATGGTGCAATAGCAAGCGTTTCAGACAAATCGCCTGCCGCTTGCTTTTTTGATTTGCCCGTGTTTGCTTTAAGGAGCCAAACACGGGCTTTATTTGGCTCGATTATGCCGCGACATACCATTAAATCGACTAATTCTCGAGGAGATAGCAAATCCAATGTTTGAGTAATTAGCTGTGATAGCGCGTTTATTTCGAGGTTGTTTAGTGGCTTACCTTGCATTGTTCAAATATTTTCGATAAATTACGCCGTAACTATTTAATACTATGGAACGGCACGCATCGCACCCCTCCTTGACGTTCATTGACGCAAATAGTGGGTGTCGGTTGTTTTTTGGCATCAAATAGTTTTTGTAAAACTGCAATAGGAGATTGTAACTTGCATTATTCCCGGCAATGGCGGGTTGCAAATGGTCGTTGATTAGTGTCTGCAATTTTTCGCGGTTTGGGTCGTTTGATAAAATCCAAGCCTGGACAGTCGATGTTAGATATTCCTGAATTGTCATATTGTAGTTTTTTTGATTATATTTTCACGCTGCGCCGCAATAGCTACCGTCTCGAACGGGTCGTTTATCACTTGTATCCTATCAATGCGACGATTGACTGCCTCCACAGCAGCACCAATACCAACAACATAAGACTGGAACGAGTCGAGCCGTCTGTTTTGCACCTCTACCGTGGCGGGTTCGTGGTTGTATTTTGGGATTAGTGATGGAACGGAGCGTTTGGGCTGGAAGGTATAGCCGGGGACACCCGCCGCCGCCAGAACATTCGAGCCTATTTTATCCGCTTGTGCTTTGTTTAGTACAGTCTCGTCGGTCCCAATGTAAGCCAATGTGTTGTCACCATCACGCCCCGTTGTATCTGTTACCCAATTAGCAGGAACTGTTATTCTACCATTCAACCCCGAATAAGGTGCAACCTTACCACCACCTGCGTATTTAGCGGCTGATATTGTAGCTACCTGTATGGCAGTGGTAGCCAAAGCCAAACCAATAGCTATTGCGGTGGCAACACCAAAATCAAACTTTGGCATTTGTGCCAAAATTGTAGTGACTGCCAAAGCTCCGTTCATTAGTGCCATTTGGATTTTCATTTTTTTCTCACGCTCGAACTGTTGCCGTCTCATTTCCTCCTCTTTTGCCGCATACTTCCGCTCGATAAATTCCTTTTGCGCCGCGTTACTTCCCGCCAATTCTAATTCTGCCGCTTTCTGTCTATTCAACCCCTCCATTTCGCGCTGCGCCATCCGTTGGTTGTTTTGGGACTGCACATTGAAAATTAAATCGGATGCTTGTTTGACTAAATTAAGCCCAGCATCGGTTAGGGCTTTTTTGTTTTCAAGTGCTTGTGCGTCCGCTTCTTTTTGCTTTTTAAGCGTCTGTTCTATTCTGTCAAATTCCGCTTTTTTTATTGCGTCAATAGCAGTTAGTTGCGGCTCAATATTCGCAGTCTCAATAGACTGCACTCCAATACTTGGTATTTGTTCAATTTCTTGCTTATCGCTTTTCGCCCTTGCCAACTTCGACTCCGCCTCATCCAACATCTCAACAGCTCGTTTCAGTTTAGCGACTAAATCCTCATACCCTTTTCCGCTCGGGGCTTTCTCTAATTCAGTATTTAGTTCCTGTACTTTTTTGCGTAAAAAAGCAATCGAATCAGAAGCTAAAACTTCATCCGCTTTTTCCGCTTTTGGCTTTTTCTCTTTCTTTACTTTTTCGGGTTCGCTTGGTAGGCTTACAGCTCCACCGCTAACCTTGGCGGTTTCTTTGGCTAAATCCTTTTGTGCTACTTTTAGCTTATCAATCGTCTCTTTTATTTTTGCCTCCGTTGCCACTTCGTCAAGCCCTGCCATTTTAGCAATAGTTCGCGCTTGATTGGAATAGTATAAAATATCCGCCTCCGACATTGCCGCGTACTTTGCGGCATTAGTTTTGATAGACTTGTTCGCCGCTTCGGTTTCCATTGCCGACATTTCTACAAATCGCGCTTTGATAGCAGACAGTAGTTTGGCTCCATTTTCGCCCTGGGCTAAATAGCGTGCTTCGAGTTCTTTGCGCTGCTCATCTGTTGCGTTTTTCCAAGACTCGACAGACGCTTTCATATATTTCTGTTCTGCCGTCTCTATTTTTGAGATACCCTGTACAAATTCACTAAGGAATGAATTTTCAGGCGAAAATGTAGACGATAGATTATTTGCAGCGTCTGCAATAGAAGTTAAGCCATCAATCAGTAGGTTTATACCTTCTGCAATAACTGGACTCGTAAAAAAGTTCGCCACCTTAGCGGTTAATGTATTCCATTTCTCGGCAGCAGAACCCGCCATTTTTGTAGCTGCCATCTCGTATGCTGCATTATTAACCTCCCCTTCCTTAATGGCTGCCGTCATTTCCTGTATTTTGGAGGTTGTTCCGTCTACCGCTTTACCGTTACGAATTAAAGCAGCAGCCGCCGCTACGTTCGATTCTGCAAATACCAAGCCCAACGCCCCTGCATTGTCTTGGATTTTAGAGAGTTCCTGTAAGCGAGTAGACAAGGGCAAAGCAGTATTAAACATTATACCCAAATCTACATTCGCCTCTTTTAATGCGGCAAGCGCGGGTTTTGATAGAAACTTCGTGTCAGACATCGCAGTTAGTACCCTGCGCATTTTTGTACCTGCTTCTTCCGCGCCACCAAGCCCCGATGCCGTGACCTGCAAAATCGCTACGGTTTCTTCCATCGATACCCCCGCAAGGCGTGAAGCATCACCAATATTCACAAGTCCTTTTGCAACTTTATTGACTGGTATGTCAGCAAGACGCGCTGACTCCGCCACGGCATCCGCTACGTCACTCACCCGCCCAAAATCAATATTAAATGATTTCATAATCTCGTTTAAAACTGGCACCGATTCAGTCAGGGGCAAATTCGGGTCTGTCTTGCTTAGAACTATTGCAGCTTCCTGATAGGATTTAACTAAGGCTTCGTTACCTTTTGCGCTATCTCCTAATACATTCAAAACGCTTTGTAGCGTTTTTGCCGTGTCAACGTATGTGTTGGTGATTTTTACGCCATTATTATCAATATCAGCAAGCGACCGGACCAAAGCGTCCGTTTCCTCACTTGTTTTGCCTGTGATAACCTCGACATCAGTCAACGCCTCTTTATATTCAACCGACATTTGCGTCACCTTTACAAGTGCAGCAGCAGCAGCCGCGCCAGCAACAGCCGCGCCACCGCCCGCCATTAGCATTGTAGGGTCTGGCACTCCGACGGATTGCGAAACACCACCCGCAAAAGCAGAAATGCCGCGTGGGTAGTTTCCGACATTACGTTGGAAGTTGCCCATCGTCGCATCAACTTCTTTTAGCTTTTTGTCGAGCTTTTGTAGTTCCGCAAGGGTCGCTTTACCAATAGGAGAGTTCCGTTCCGCCTCACTCATCGCCTTATAGGTTGCTTTAAGTTCGTTCAATCTCGCATTCATCTGAACATACGAACCCGTTGCAGACCCAGCCGCGATTGCCGCTTGGTTCATACGTCGCTGTTCTGCCTCGAGTCGCTTAACCTCCGCCGTCATCTGTGCCACTTGTTGCGCCTTTTGTGCGTAATGGTTAGCGTCACCCGTCGCCTCCATTTCTTTTTTTGCTGCCTTTATTTCTGCTTTTAGTTGTTTGACGGACTCAATAGCAACGTCCGTGCCTAAAATTCGCAGCGTAATGGCGGTTGTTGCCATATTTTTTTTGCGCAAAGATACAACATTTTGCGCAAAACAAGCGAAAAAATACGAAAAAGTAAAAAAAGTGCGAAAAAGTTTGGATAGTTGGTAGATGTGGTGTATCTTTGTGGTAAATTCCTGCAAAGGACTTTTTTAGCTTGCTTTTGTGTCGTTCGGTCGTGCAAAACTTAGACATTAAAGCGGTTATTTAATACATCGTTTAATAATCAAAAAAGAAAAAACAAGCTCGCACCGTGATGGTGACGGGCTTTTTTTTATTTACAACCTACTGATTTACAACTACTTAGCTAATCACTAAAAAAATAGTTGCAAAAATATTTGGATAAATTGCTACTTTGTCGTATCTTTGTGGCGTAAAACGAATATGATGGAAAATCAAAATGAAATTTGGCTACCTATTGAAGGATATGGTGGTGACTACGAAGTATCCAATTTGGGACGGGTCAAAAGCTATAAATACAAAGCCACTAAAATACTTAGGCACGGAATAGACTCCGATGGTTATTGTGTTGTTGGGCTTCTTTATTACGGCGCACAAACAACAAAAAGAGTTCATCGCTTAGTGATGGCTGCCTTTGAGGGGGCATCGAATTTACCAATAGACCATAAAAATGGAAACAAGCAGGACAACCGACACGCAAATCTAAGATATTGCACCGTTCGCCAAAATAACACCTATAAATGTCTTGCTATGAATACCAGCTCAAAATTCACGGGCGTTTGTTGGAATAGAAGGGACGGCAAATGGCAGTCAAATATCCGTATCTGCCAAAAACTAATCCACTTAGGCTATTTCACAGACGAAAAACAAGCTGCCAAAGCCTACCAAACGGCTTTGGAGATGCACGAAGTAGGGGAGGTGGTGACGGGGGCAATGGTGCGGCAAAAAATTAGTAACTAATCAAAAAAAATCATAAAATTATGCAGGAAATACCACAAAACCAAATCGTGACAAAATATTTTGTCGCTTTGATGTATTTTAAATGGAAAAAACCAAATGGTAATCAAGGCGGAATAGTAGCCACTAATACTTTGCGCACAATAATAACAAGTGAGCCAAAAAGCAAAGCCCACGCCAAAGAATACGCAATAAACCATTTTAAAGACGACCCGAATTTGAACGGCTTTAATTTGGTTAATGTATCGGTATCTATGGAGCAATGCCTTGTAGATACTGTGTTACCTACTGATAGTCAATTACAATAAAATCAATAAAATATGGAACTAATCCTCAAACTATGCAGCCCTGTAACAGTGGGCAATGTCATAGAATTTACAAAAAATCTCGATGGTGGCTTACCTATTTGGACAAGTAACATTTTAATGCGCAATGCCATCAATGAACTACAAAATGGCGGCTTGTTTGATTTCAGTATGACCGACTCTTTTATTCTACCCACGAATGGCAAAAAAGGTGTCGAGGTTATTGAATTTTCAGGGGCAAGCACTGGCAAAGGTGCGACACTTTCGGATTTTCGCAATTTTATCAAAACTAAAAAGATTGCGGCGGATGCTTTGATAGGGCGAAAAGAAAATAATGGACGAACGTACTTTGATTTTAACGAAGGCGTGATAGTTGGTTGCGGGGCTGTTATTTTAGTTTAGCCAAAAATAATTCCAAAAAATCCAAAAATAAATTTGGTAGTCTCAAAAGAATATTGTACCTTTGCAATGTCAAAAGAGACGAACGGTCGTAGCAGGTCAAAATCGCGTGGAAACGGTTTTGGTTGGTAGCGTGAGAATGCGACAATAAGATAAAATATTTAATTCGCTCAATATAGCCCAAAAGCTGTATGTAGACGGGTGGTGTAATTGGTTGCCTTTTCTCGGGCTTTTCCACTATAACACCATTTACCCATTCGTCTATATATCTCTTTTGGGCTTTTTTGTTTTAACCAATTTAATTTTTAAGATTATGAGTAAATTACACAAAAAGGCTATGCGCCAAAAGGCAGCTAACCAATTAAAACAAAACATAAAACCATTTACTACCAAATTTAAGGTACATATTGGTAAGGAAATGGTTTCCCTTGTTAATTTTAGGTCGGTTGACAGTGAGTACGCTATCGGTACAGTATTAGATGTAGTTGATATTTTTTCCGAAAATGGGAATTTTTTTATTGCTATAAAAACAAAAAGCGGCGTGCAGGAAATAGGATTTAAATACCCTAATCCTATAAACAGCAAAGAAGACCTTTTGTCTGCTGCAATTAACTTTATAGTGCCTTATATAGAGAGCGCGAACTATTATCACATTTAGAGGCTACTAAAAATAACTAAAATATGGCACACTCATTTACCATATCTACATAAATAGCAGCGCACAATAACCAATAAGCCAATAGTTTTAGTAGCAAAAATTGTATTTTATGAATATCATTAAACGGCACAAAAAGAATAATTTTTTAGTCTTGGATAAGACGGCTCTAAATGATCCAAGTTTAAGTTGGCAGGCAAAGGGTTTGCACGCTTATTTAATGGGCTTGCCTATTGAATGGGAGGTAAATGTTAGAGACCTAACTAATCGCTCCACAAACGGCAAAGACAGTACCAGTGCCGTAATAAATGAATTGATAAAAGCAGGGTATGTTAAGCGCGAACGGATTACAGAAAAAGGCAAATTTGCGGGTTACGATTACAGTGTTTTTGAGACACCACAGACGGCAAATCCGATTACGGTAAAACCGAACACGGAAAAACCGAACACGGGTTTTCCGATTACGGTAAAACCGATTACGGAAAACCCGCAACAAATAAGTATTGAGGTAGCAAGTATTGAGGTAGAAAGTATTGATTTAATTTCTTCTTCTTCTTCTTCTTCGAGCGAAAGAATTTTTCAAAATTTTGAAGAACAAAAACAACCTCCAAAAACCAATACAGACGAAGTACCCCAAAAAGCCTTTGCCGCGGTCGCATTAGAAAAAGCAAATGTTTCTGATTTTGAAAAGTTTGCAATAGAAAGAAATCCCGAATTGGCAGGGGTTAACATAGATTACCAATACTATTTTGACAGTGCAAAATCGAAAAGCAACGCAAAGACCGCCGAAAAGCTGTACGCATCCGCGCTTGGATTTATTCGGACGGATAGTAGTGGGACAGGAATAAGAATAAAGCAATCAATCAATATCAATAATCAAAATCGCAACAATGAAAAGTCAAACAATCAGAAATCCGCTTCTGCTTTCAACCCTAAGAAGGTCAATAGTGACACGCGCGTCAAATCCGCACGTCAAATCGCAGAAGAAGAAGCTTTTCGCGCTGATAAACAAGCAAGGGAAGCTGCTGCGGCAACTCAACAGCAGCAAGCAAGCGAATAGTGGTGAATTAACCCCTGAAATGCTCGCAGCCTTTGAGGCGCGAAAAGCAGGGTATAAAACAGCCTCCAAAGAAGAACGCGAAATTGGAAGGCTTGAGGTTGACCAATTTTTACCTCCGTCCGCTACTCACGGCGCAAAACCAACAAAGCGCGAAATTAAGCCATACCCAAATATCAAAAAGTTAGAAGAGGAACGCATCGCTAAACTCAATGCAATACACGCCCTCCCGATAGAGAAAAAGCGGCAGTTTTGGAACAAGACGGCGGATTTTATCGCGGCAATGGAAACTAAAGGCGGCGCGTTTCAGTTGACAGACGAAAATGAGTATTTATTCGAGCTTCTTTTTAAGCACGCCATTGAAGAAAAACCGCAAAAAGGTATTGTTGTAATTGGCAATACAGGAGCAGGAAAAACAATGTTATTTAGTATTTATCAGAAATATTTTAACGATTATTGGGGTGGCGAACTTTACGCTATGAGGATAAGAGCCAAAAAATACCTTGAAGAAAAGGGCAAAGGGTCTGCCTTATCGTTAGAAAGTAAAAACGTCTCTCGGCTTTGGATAGAAGACTTAGGGTCTGAGGAGCGACTTAAAGTGTATGGAAACGAAATTACAGTGGATAGTCTATTGGATAAGTTGTACGACGATTTCAAATATAGGGGTCAAGTTCCTTTGATTTGTACTAATCTCGATATTGATGCCATTACAGAACGGTATGGTGAGCGTATTATTTCACGGTTGTATCAGATGGCGGATTTTTATTTGCTGGAAGGTCGCGACTTTAGACTGCCAGAATTATGAAACCAAAACAAACCCAACCACCACCACTAAAAACAAACTGCTACCAAGTCATAACTACCTACGCAGCAACAACCAAAACATTTCAAGCCCGCCACGAAGCGGAGCAATACTACCAATCACAAGCCGCTCCAAAATCTTTGTTTCAGTTTGATGCAAAAGGAGTTGCTACTATGATAAATTTTGCGTCAGGCGGCAGATATTAGTGTGTTGTGGTGTTGGTGTCGTTGAGTGGTGTTATCGTTCAATGTGGGGCAAATTTTGCGGGGTATTTTGGAGGTATGGAGTATGAGGTGGTAATTTAATTTTAAAAAACAAAACAGATATGGCAGAAAGCCTGCAAAAAGATAAGGAATACCCTGTATTCAAGTATGGCGATTTTATCATACAGACGGGCGAAAATTCCATAACAATAACACTAACAAGTGATGCTAATGTTATGCAAGTACAGCCTAATGCTGATAATAAAATTACGGTTCGTTCCGAAAAGTCAAAATACAATACAATTAGGTAGAAAAAAAATCAATAAATGAAACCCAAAAAAAACATTTACCCTCGTAAATTGGACTGGCATATTTAGCAGCCGCTACGAACCAAAACCATACGTTAAATGGCTAATCCGTAGTTTGCCACAAAAAACAATAAGAAAAAACTATTACTGGTCTTTGGGGCGGTTTTAGGTATTTAGTGATAATTTTAAACAAAAAAAACAATGACACCAACAAACAAATACGGCATTGTCTCTTTTGAGACAGCCGAAGAACTACAAAATGCAGGGTTTAATTTTAAAACGCATTTTTGTTATAATGGCGGTGTGCTTTGCCAGCCGTGCGAAATACAAGGGTATTTTAAAAGTGTACGTAGTGGTATTGTACAGCCTGATAGCCATAAATGTCCCGCTCCTAACTTCGAGCAGCTTTTGGAAATTACTCCAAGGTTTATCTCATTTGAAGGCTATAACTATGAATTGGTAGTTGACTTCCATTTTAATAATTTGAAATACTATTTAGATAGACACAACTTTTTGTTGCGCGCAGAGAACGAGGGTATTTATGCAAGTTTTACAGATGGAATGGCGGAAGCTGCCGCAAAACTTTTACTGCTATTGCATAAATACAATCTTTTACCTCAAACAAACACCCAAATATGAACCGCAAAAATAAAACCATTCCAAATATCCCAAAAGATGATAGAATTAGTTTTGAATATGGCTATTACAATTTGTCTAACTGTGAAGTAGTGGCGGTTATTGTGGTGGTGTTTGTTATGGTACTGCTTTATTTTGTGGTAGATTAAAAATAAAGACTAATTTTAGTCAAACAAAACTATTCTAATGGAGAATAAAGACATAATACTAACCATTGATTTCGAGTACAATTTCATTCCCTTGAATGAAATAATAAGGTACGCATCAGCCCAAAAGACTTATGCCAAACATAGCGGTCAAAATATGTGGAATGATAAGAAAAAGCAAATCGAAACAGATTTACGCATCTTATTGATGGCAAAGGGGTTTAAATACGGCGAGCAGCTAATCAGTGGCAGGTGCTTATTCGAGTTCCATTTGTGGCGAACCCCTTCGTGTCGATGGGACTTGGACGGTCAGGCTTCGGGTGTTTCGAAGGTTGTTTTGGATGCGCTCCAAACGTTCGGCATAATTAAAAATGACAATAACAAGACGGTAGCAGGCTTATTTTTTACTGAAAAAGCGGCGAAAACTAAGGGTGTGACTATTATAATAAAAAAACTTTGAAAAAAGTTCGTGAAATATTTGGTGGTTTAAATACTTTAACGTACATTTGTGGTGTAATTAAAAGCAGGTGCAATATTAGCTTAATTAGAGCGAACGGCTGACGAGCTGTTGGTGCAGGTTTCAATCCTGTGTATGCTGGCGTGCAAGGTAGTTCAGTTGGTTAGAACTGTAAAGGTCGCGGGTTCAAGTCCCGCCCTTGCATTTGAGACGATGGCTTAAATTGGTAGAGCGGGTGGTAACGACATCGCGTTGCAGGTTCGAGTCCTGCCGTCTTAGCGAAAACAAACTTATTTAGTCAAGGTCAGGAGACCTATGTTAAATGCTGCGAGCTAACAGCAGCTAAATAGGTTTGTTAAATTGAAAACATAGCTCATTTGGTAGAGCAGCCCGCTCATAACGGGACGGTAGAAGGTTCAAATCCTTTTGTTTTCACGCAATTTTTTTTTAAGTAAAACAACTAAATTATGCCAAAAATAGACTTTGACAAAATCAAACGCGAGTTTGACGGAATGACCGCACAAGAACAATATAATTGGCTTGTTACTACTGATTTGAAAGATAGATTTACCGTTATGTTAGACAATGATGGTACTGATATTTTTTTTGACGACGATGAAGAAGCTAACTATATCCTAACGTTTAAATGGTACATTGGTAATAGTGGCGGGGCGGAGGCTTTATTGACTGCTATTGGGTGTAATGTACAGGGTGTTTAAACAAAAAGATTGGCTAGCCAAGTGGTTAGGCGCACGGTTGCAGCCCGTGTCACGGCGGTTCGAATCCGTCACCAGTCTCGTAAAAAATAAACTTCTGGGCGGAGTAATAAAACCCGATATTTTATGAAAGTATTAACTGAAGGGCATCTCTATGAATTAGAGAATTTTGAAAGCAAAGACGCTGGTCAGAATTTGCAATTTATCCACAAAGAGCCAAAAGAGGCAGGGTCTACGGAATTGGTTACCATTGCGGATGGTACAACAAACGAAGATGTTTTAGCGGTCATTATTGACCGGTTGAAGTTTCTGCAATCTAAATTTCCGTGCCGTGAAAATGACTTTGCAATTTCTAAATTAGAAGAGGCGTTAATGTGGTTAGAAAAACGCACTAACGATAGATTAGCGCGAGGAGTCGAGGGTAAACAAATCTCTTAATTGCAAAAACTGATTTGCGATTTTAAAGAGCCTGCCAAAATTGTTTTAGCTACTACTTGGCGCGGAATAGGATTGAGCCGTAAGTACCATTTGAGCGCGTTGAATGCAATCGTCCAAACTCGAGAAACCGCAGCTTAGGGAAGACCAAGTAGTAGTTATTTTTTTTGAATGAATTTAAGACCAATTCCAAAATGCACACATCGCAATCAATTATGCGTACCCGCTTAGGTATTTTTTCTATGCTTGCGAGTTTGGGTGTTGGAGGTTGCTCTATGCCATATCACGAACGAAGCGCAAAATCAAAGGCGCATACCATACCCAAAAAGGTATGGCGGCACAAAAAAGCAGTAAAACTAATGCAGCGTAAAAGTGGAAAAGTAAATCAAATAAAATGCAAAAAATCCCATACCAAGAATTAGAGCGGCATTTCACAACCCCGAAAAATATGCCATTATACGGCGAAAAAAGAATACCTCGCAAACTCAAAAAGAAAGTGCGTGCCTTTTGTGGTGTTCATTGGAATAGTAATGATAGCGGCGCGATGTTGTGGTATTACTTGGAAAAGTCAAACAACGCTTATAGTCGGTTTTTGATAAAACAAGCTGCTATGACAATGTCTTCTGCTGCTTGGATACAAGTAACAGCTAATTTTATTGAAAGAACAAGACCAAAGCAAATCATCAAATCACAGTCAGGCGAAAAAATATATTGTCTTAATCCTGAATGCCAAGAGGAATGGAGAGAACACAAGCCGCTTTGTATTGAGGGGTTTGTTAATTACAAGAAACTTTGCCTAAACTGTATAGATGGTAATGCACCTAATTTGACAATCCTAAAAGTGCAGTATCGAGAACTTGAAGCGCAATACGAAGCTATTCCGCGTCACGAAAGAGATAGTAATTTTGGAATAGGTATTTATAGGCAAATAAAAGAACTAAGGGAGCGTATTAAGAAAATTCAAAATGAAATCAAAAATTGTCCTATTAAAAACTGACCTATGACTTCACTTTCTATCCTACTCCTTAGCCTCTTCTTTGGGGCTGTCATCGGCACAATAGCGGCATTTTGGTTGTCGTTTGAATTTATCCAAGTGGCGGAAAGTCGTATTGAAAAGACTGAAAGTAAAAGCGAAAAAATACAATCTATAATCGAAAGCAGGTTTGAAGTTGTAAGGATGCAAGACCCGTCCGTTTCCGCAATTAAAAAGACGGAAAACGGCAAAACCAAAATATTGATTACGTGTTTCAGTAAAAATTAAATAAATCAAATCTTAAAATAAAGCCGCAATATGCCACAACACAACCACGACAACCCCCTTCTAAAAGGGTCGGAAAATTTGCCTGAAATATTGGCACAGCAAACAACAGGGAACGACCCGATACCGTCGCTTTGCCCTCCTGCTAATGGTAAATTTATTGAGCGTAGCCAAGAATGGGCGCAGCGTCAACTAGAAGGGCTTGTAAGGTTTGGAAGGCTTGGAATAGATTATAGTTCCTTATCCGCTAAGGACGGGGATACACGCCTACCTGCACTTCTCGATGGAAATCCAAACTTATCTAACGAGCCGATTTTTTTAATAACAAATCCGAATAAAAATATGAGTGAAGCAAAAAGAGATTATGCAGCATACAATGCCGCAAAAGAAGAGTCGCTAAAATTAACGACGTGGGAGAAGTGGCAAATATCCAACGTAAGTAAAACCGCCGTAGGTTACGATGTCGCAAGAGGGCATAAGCGAGCTAAGGCAGCAAGGAAAAGCAGACAAAAGAACCGCAAATGATAGCATTATTTCTTAAAATAAAGAAAATATTAGGAGTTAAAACGTGGCAAATAGAAGCCACCTTTATTTTTGCTTGCCTATTATTTATTTGGCTCGTAAGCGGCGGTAGCCACATCGAGGGTATTGGAGCTTTGGCTGTATTCTTTACATTTATGCACGCATCAGTAGCTAACCGATTAGAAGAGACAGAAGAGAAGCGCGCTGCAAAAGAAGAACCGCTATTAGTTTCTTGTTATAAATTACTAAATAGATACTACTATGCAAAAGAAGGTCTTTGGCTGGTTTATTTTATACTGAAAGTTTCAGTAGCTGGGCTTGCAGGTGTAGCATTATTTTTGGTTTACCCAATTTGGAGAAATTACTATACAAAAAGAAGAGATAAACGATAGTATCGGACATTTTGGCAGCCACCATTCCTTTTATCACGCTTTTGCGATTTGTGGCGTATGTGGCGGGGTATTTTGGAGAGCGTGAGTAATTTTTAAATAAATTTTAGTCCAATGAAAATAAGAATGTTGGTACTTCCCACTGCCATAGAAGTACTACAAATGTTTGGCTTCTCGTCGGCTTGCCCCGTTATTTGGTTGCCATTACAGCACACCATAACGCGAATAATGCCAAACGTGTCGAGTATTTTTAGTTTCTTATGGCAACCAAACGAGCCGTATCCTGATAGGCACGAGCGGGTCGCGCCCGCTTTGAGTAATGAAAAGAAGGAATCAAAAAATAGAAATAGAATAACAAAAGAAAACCCCGTCACAATTAAGTGACGGGGTTTTCTTTTAAAAAACATCCCTTGTGCAAAACAAAAACCCAAACCCGCTCCATACCAAAAAAATTTCGTTCAACAATCAACCAATAACTTAATCTAAAAATATCGCACCGCAAAGGTACAACTATTTTTTCAGAACTACCAAATTTTTTTTCAGAAACTGAAAAATTATTTTTCGGCTGTGGCTATATGGTTGCCGCAATCTTTGTTGCCGCAACTTCCCGCCCAAAGTTTAGCTTGTTCTTTTCGTTCTTTTTCTGCCTTTTTTATGGCTTTGCCGTTCTTTTCCTGCATCTTTTCCGCCGTCTCTAACAAAGAGTCGACCTCTCTAATTTTCTCTTCCGTTTTTTCCGTGTTACTACCACTCAAAACTATTTCTTTTTGCGTTTGAGTAGTAAATTCTTGTTCTTTTTCGCCGCAACCTATGGCGGCGAAAACTGCAATGGCAATTACGACAATTTTCTGATTCATAATATATAATTTTGGTACAAAGTTACTACTTTTTTTCTAATTTGTCGATTTCGATACTTTGCGCCGCAATTTTATTTATAATAGATTGTGCCTTTTCGCCCATCGCGTTGTATTTATCGTGGCACTTGTATAGTTCCGCTGTGATAGCGTCAAGTTCGCCACCAATAGCGGCAATCCGCAAACTGTCAGACACGGCGCGCGCTTTGTAGTTTGCCACTATATTTTCAAAAGTGCCGTCTTTGTCTTTTGTAGTTGCATACCAAGTTAAGCTCGCAAGTATACTTGAATACGCAATTAAAAAAGCATTGAAACGGTGCTTTTCAGGAATAAACTGGAATACACTACTCAAAAATTTTATCATACATTACTCGTTTGGTTCTTTTTCTTTATTCGGGTCAAGCAATAGGTACTTAACCGCGTTTTTGCCGCCCGCTTTCAAGGCTATCAAAGT